TCAGTCCACAAAATTGCGTGATAGTGTGGGCGTTGCGTCTGCGTACCATATTCTCCAACTGCGACATACTTAAGCCGATATCCTTCCTTTCGGAGTCGCTTAAAGTATAATTGCAAGTGTCTGAACCAGAGTGTCGCTTTTCCCTTAAAGCGAGGAAGATGTTTTTCATCATATGTGAGTGTTAAGAAGTAAGCCGGCATTTGTTGTGTGCGCGCTTCGTGATGGAGCCGGAATAGCCATGAGTTGCGTTTAGTCTGTAAACAGAATGCACATTTACCACAAGGTACCTTGTGTGTTACGCCGCTAGGGCGGACGAATATGGGTTTTATACATGCCGGCATTACTCTTTCCAGGTAGATTTAACAATGGTATTACCGCGCTTGTAAGTTTCCTGATGCGTAGTCATTCTATCGCGAGCATAACGTTCTGCACGTTCGTTTCTAGCGCGACGGTTTTGATTTATACGCACAGGTGTTCCGAGTGCACCGGACATTGCTGCTGACACTACCATTTGAATAAGTGCCTGGGGATTTGTTACGCCATAGTCTGAGTACGCAGCTTGTGCTTCTGCTACTTTTGATTTTGAGTAGTCAGATGCTGATTTGTACTTGGCTTGCATGGAACGTTCCCTGGAAATTCCGCCTAGTGGTATGCGCACATCACCTTCGGCGTTGGCGGCAAAGTCTGGGCCGTATTGCTCGATTAGTTTACCCATAGATGCGCGTTGTAACCACTCCTGATTCCTAGACTTAGATTGTTCTCCCCAAGCTTGGTAGGTTTTTATTTCGCGCTCTTTACCAATTTTTGCTAACAGTTCAGGATTATACTTATTAAGAAAATCAATTAGCTGCTGTATTTTCTCTTCTTGAGTTCCACGCAATGAGTTTTGCGAATCCATTGCTTCGATTTGTGCCTGACTGTATTTCATCTGTTGTACCCATGTACCAACCTGCATGAGGACGGGAAGCATTGCCTGAATGCCTCGTCCTGGTTGTTGTGCCTGATATTGATATGAAATATTAGGCGGATGATATTTAGGTATTTGAGATGCGTTCCCTGCTGACGCTGATCCTGATCCGTAGATCAGATTTGGGTTGAGGCCTGCTGCCTGGTAGCGGGCCATTTGTTGTTCGGGACTGTTGTATGCATTTTGCATGTTCCACATTTCGATTTCTCGCTCATAGGCTTTTTGTGCTTCTGCCTGGTTGGCTGCGATAGTTTTGTTTGTGTTGTACTTCGCGGTTTTTGAGGATTGATACGAATCGTAGATCGATGCTCCTGCGCCTGCTATAGCGCCGATCCATCCGGCGCCAGCGCCACCACCACCGCCACCTGGGACGGGGGTTGGTGTGTCTGGATTAAATTGTGGCATCTTGTGAAGTTTCTGCTAGATGTTCGCGAAGTTTTTGTTCCTCGATAGCTACCTGGGCTTCGTGTTTTTTCCAGAGTTTCTCTGATAGTATATCGAGGATTTCTGGCGTTGCCAGGATTTCGTAGGCCAGTGAATAGAGCGATTCGATATCGCGTTTCATCCAATGACGGATGTTATCTTTTGTTACTGGTACGTTGTTGAATTTTGCGGTGTTCTTATCCATAATTATCATAATTTAAAGTACTAATAGAACCGCTGCCATTGCTTCGCAGATGGCTGGCCGGCCTTTAGGGGGCTCGGCCTGCGGAATACCTCCGGCGGTTGTGTGTTTACTGTAGCTGCTTAGCGCAAGGCAGCGTTACGCAGCTGGCCAACGGCAAAGCCGAAGGCCAACCGCGCAACGTTATAGCCTGATCCCCCCGCGGGATGCGTGGTAGCTGGTAATACGTTTGCCTGAACGTTTGTTGCGGGTTTTACGGCGTTTGCCGCCTCGTCTTTTTCTCATATTGAACACCTCCTTTCGTTTTGTTTAGTTGCACGTGCTAATATACTGATTTTCTGCACGGTGTCAACTAGCATAGTATAATCAAGGGGATTACTATGCTGCCGGGGCGGGAGCCGCCCCGGGCTTTTTGTCGTTCGCGTCCTTTTCGGCCACCTGGATTGCTTTTAGCTCCTCGTCGCGGGCTTCCTTGTCGCGTTCTAGCTGTTCTACGGTGGCCTTCGTTTGGCTCTCTATTTCGGCCGCTAGATCGGCCTTGTCCATTCTGGACATGTTTACGACTTTCTCGAGGTCAACCTCGTTAGAGTCGTCTGCGAAGGTTCCTTCGCGTTGTTGGGCCTGCGTTGGCAGGCCCTTTCTGAATCGGTCAAAGAGTTGTTTGACCGTGTAGGATTGATCGGGCAGTGTTAGTGATGGCCCGAACTTAGTTGTTGCGAGTATTCTATTACGTGGTCTCATATTGATGGTACGCCGAAGTATGGCATCGGACGTTTTGCCTTTACGTGGTGGAAAATTTGTACTAGTAGGTGATCGTTGCCAGCGGTTGTAACATTGAATATTCTGTTGAGGCCCTGGCCTTCTACGTCTAGTTCGACGAACGCCGCTGAAAGCGTTGGTGGAGTAGTGAATATTCTTGAATCGTGCCAGTAGTCTAGCGTTGATCTGAATTCTCCGTGGACACGATCGTTTTCGAATTTGTATTCTGCGTACCTGGGTGTGTAGCCGAACGTAGTTTCGTTTTCTTCCGGGTCTTCTGTGCCGTTACGTAGGTAGAGCTCCATGTTCATGATAGCTTGCTCTCCGATGTTTGCAAATTCCTTGTAAAAGAAGTCGAATTTGTTTCGACGTAGGAATTTTTTGGGTACGCCTTGCTGGTAGCCCGAGCGTGGCATTACGGATAGGATCGTCATAATCACCATATGTTCCTGACAGAAGTAGTTCCACTTATTTGAGCGACCTACTGAAAGGCCGTGTCCGGCCATGTCGCCAATGAAATTATCTTCTGTTGACGCGGTTGATAATACTTCAGATATTACTACTGGTTGCTTGCCACCTCCGATGTATTCGGGGCGTTGTAATCTGTAGTCTGGTACTCGTACACCAAAGTGTACATAGATCTGTTCGGTGTAGCGTGCTCCGCCGCGTGCGTTAGCTTCTAGCCATTCCTGCAGGCGTATGGACCTGCGTAGATCGTTGATCGTGGTAGAGGCTCCTGAGAATGTTACCTCATCGATGTTTTCAATTCGAGAGTAGAGCCCTCCTGGAGTTTGAAGCCTTCCGTCTACTGCAGCTGCAGTAAGGTTTCCTGGCGCGGGTACACCGCCACCTGATAAGAAGACGTCAGAGATTGGTTGGTAGGTTACAGCTCCGGTGCCTTCGATAGGCATTAATACTTCGGCTCCTCGTTGCGTCCAGGGTAGAGCTGAGGTGAAGTAGTCTTTTTCCCAACATCTATTTCTGAGTACCAATAGATCTCCTAAAGTGTCGAGTGCTTCGAGACCCATTGCCTGGGGTATATCTACTGCTGACTGCAGGTTCTGGTCACGATAGTATTCGTTGAAGATAAGCTGGTATGCTCTGAAGAAGAGCGAGCTAATGTGATTATCTGGATAGCCTGGGCCGTCCGTTAGTGTTGGCAAACCTAAGTAGTCCCAGAGGGATGAGTTTGTCATTTGTGCCTGGTAACCTTCGTTGCCGACTTGCTCGGCTGTAAGGTATGGTAACACGGGTTCACTTGTTCCTTCAGGTCCGCCTGTAATAAAGTTTTCCCATTCTTCCTGGACCATCAAAAGTCGGTATGGAATTGCGAAGGTGTGAGTTGTTACGTCAAAGCGATGCATGACGGCTGCTGGCATTGACATGAAGCGTAACATAACTTCCGATGTATTGGAGAATGAATCCCCTGGTACGGCGTCGAGCGTGAGTATTGGTATTAGCTTTCCGATTTTTCCGGAGAGCTTTACTTCGTGCGAGAGGTCGAAGAAATTTCTCTTCGGTTTACTTACTGGCACCTGGTTAAAAATTTGCGATTTTTTCATAGTACTTGACCTTGTTTAACTGTTTCCACTATTCGTTTTGCGTTGTGGATTTGACGCTGTTTGATGTACGACTTTGGATCGGGGTGAATATCCCGTAAGCGTCGATATTCTTTCCGATATTCTTTAATAGCCCGCTTAGACTGAAAGTCTCTGTTGATTCCGAGTTGATACTTGGTGAAGATTTTACTTCTGTAGTACCTGGGAAGAGAGACAATTGATCCGTTAATTCTGGACGTGAATATGGGATTTTCTTGGTCACCGGAGTGATGTTGGTGTACCGCCGCTGTGAGGTAAGATGCTCCAAGTCCCTTGGAATATTGAGCTCTTGTTTTTTGTCTGGTTTCTCCATCTCCTATTTTCGGCTGTACGATGTACTTAAGTGTGTACGCGATGGATGCGGCTGTGAGAGTTCCGAAATGAACGTTTCCGTGATGCCATTTGGCATCAATAGCGTTGACCGGAGCATCAGTCCACAAAATTGCGTGATAGTGTGGGCGTTGCGTCTGCGTACCATATTCTCCAACTGCGACATACTTAAGCCGATATCCTTCCTTTCGGAGTCGCTTAAAGTATAATTGCAAGTGTC